GCTGTGTTATTGTCACCCGTAGTAATTGCAGCCCCGGCTGCATCCCCCACAAGTACATTATAATTACCACCGCTGGCAATCGCTGCTCCTGCGCCGAGTCCTATGCGGAGGTTTGAAGTACCCGCGCTTAACGTCTGGACATCGTCGCCTGTGGAAACTACTAGGTCAGTGCCGCCTGTGGTATTGCCGATAGCAAGAACTTCGGCTAGCGTATCTACAGTACCTACTTGAGCATCAACGTAGGTTTTAATCGCCCCTTGTGTCGCTAACAGCGTAGCACTTGTACCAATGGTGCCATTATCAATCCCTGTGACAGTCGCGCCTGTAGCAAGTGCCAAGCTAGCGGCTGTGGCTGTTCCTGTGGTGGACAGATTCTCGTTACCGAAACTAATGGAACCAGAGCTATCTGTGACACTGCCCGAACCAATCGTCAGCGTTCCTGCTGTCAAGGTATCAAACCAACCCTTTAGCCATCTAACGCCTGTAGAACCTAAGCTATCGGTGCTATCTGTGTCTGAAAGAATACTTGAGCCGCTGGTGATTCCACCCGTTGCCACTTGTGTAGCGGTTGTGGTTAGAACACCTGTAACCAGTGCTGTGCCGCTAACATCTAAGTTACCATTGAGATCGACAGTCGTAGCCGCTATCTGAATTTCTGTATCCGCTACAATGTCTAGCTGCCCATCGACACTAGAGTTGATGTATATTGCGGCATCGCGAAACTGGACTTTATCGGTTGTGGTTGTGGCAATGTCTGTCCCGCCAGTAGCGTTACCCGCCGCCAAAACCTCTGTCAGCGTATCGGTCACGCCCGGATCAATCAGCGCCATCGCGTCAACGACAGCAGCACCGGAACCTGCGCCATCAAGATAAACAATGGTTGTCTTACCCGTGAGGATGGTGACATTTGCGCCAGAGCCTTGGCTAATGGTGATAGATTGAGATCCGGTGGTGGCATTTTCAATGAACATCACACGGCTAACAGTATTAGGGGCAATCGTTAGGGTTCTTGTCGTGCTCAGGGTGGCTGAAGAGGTCACCTTAAAGTACATCGCCCTTGCTGGATCAGCAGCACCATCAGCTACCGTTGTGGTCGCATTAGCGTCTGATGAAAAGCAATCTTGAGTTCCGTAGCCTAAAGCTTCCCCGATCAACTCAAGGTTGGTATTAGTGGAGGTTCCCCACGTTCCCGATTCATCTCCGGTGGCGATCTCTTTTAATCGTAGGTCATTTACATAAGTTGCCATGCTTGTTCCTCTTAGCTTGTTAACAGCAAAGCTATGCTGCTATATCTGTCCAGCTTGGTGTTTGTGATGTACTAGTCTCTGTCCAGCTTGGTGTTTGTGATGTATCCACAAGGCTCCAGACGTTTACCCCTCCAGAGGATACAGTGACAGAGTTTCCAGTAACGGTAACCCCCACCCCTTCCTCAATAGTAACGCTGCCAACAGCAGAAGTCCCCGCCAAACCTGTAACGGTTACGGTGACCCCAGAGCCTTCTACAAAGGTAACTGATCCGACAGAGCCGGTGAGTCCTGTAAACGCAACGCCTTCACCCCAGCCGCCACCTCCCCAGCTTTGGCTAATGCTGTCCCAGCCCTCAAAGCTAACATTAGCATCAGTCATGTTCAGGCAATCCTAATAATCGCACTGCTTGAATCAGCGGTTGGGAAGATGATGGTAAAGTCCCCGCTTGATGAAGATTTATCAGAACCAAAATTCAGCACTAAAACCGCCCTATTTGCCGATCCTGCGGCAGTGGAAGAATTATAAATAACCGCTCCTCTTGCGGTAATGCTGGAGCTTGACCAAGTCACATCGGCAAAGTCTGTCAGAGCGGTGGTGCTGGAGGTCGTCGGTGTAACATTGGTGAGCGCCGCTCCTCCCGCAGTATACCCAGTGCCACTGGACTCGTTGGTGGCGCTATAGGCGGTGGTGCTTGCGTCCAGAGATGCGCTGCTCGTGTAGAGGGCAACCTTAAACGCATTGCCAGAGCCTGTCGTGGTGGTTGTACCGCCGCCGCTGCCGCTAGTAAAGTTGTGTATGCCTTGCAATAGCTCCTGCTTGAAGCTCGTACAGACAGCTTGTGTAATCGCCATTACATTTTCCTCAAAATTTCTGCCATATCAAAATAACCAGACTGCTCAAGCTCAGCAATCGCTGTTGTCTTGCTGCTGCTAACCGCCTCTTCCATGTAATACTTTATTGTAGCGAACACATCTGCCTTAAAAGCGTTTGCCTGCTCCGCAATAAGCGGGTGGCTTTGGGAGCCAACGCTGACAATAGTGTTCGTGGCTCTTTCAGCCCAGTGGTCTATTGAAAGGCCAGTATTGCTTGTTGTTGCCACGGTAACGTTTCCGACTTCAGATTTAGAAACCTCGATCATTGCATCCTCGATTGTCTGACAGAGCCAGACCTATAACTATCTGTGGTGTCATAGCCTTCTCCCAGTGCTTTAAGCTTAGCAAGAGCATCCTCGTATCTCAGCGCGTAAAGTTGCATCAGGTCAGCCTCTCCCTTCAGGAAGGTGTAAGCCTCAACCAAACAACCATACAACAAGGCGCTTTCCGCATTATCTCCCAGCCAGCTTGTGCCAGAAGACGCAGTGGTAATTGATTCCGGCTTGTAAAAATAATGAAGCTCTGCCGTTAGACTAGCGTTGGGGGTTGGTGCCAGAATAAAACTGTCTGCATCAAACAACCCATAATACTTTGGTATCCCTGTCGTTGAGCTAGACGGGTAGGCTTCTCGGATAAAATTAACATCTTTAAAGAGCAAAAACTCATACCCGCTGTTATCGACAGCCAAAGAGTATGGGGCCAGAAAATCTGCCGGGGCTGTCAGGTATGGAGTTCCGCTCGTCGTGGTGCCAGTAGAGTTTCTCTTGAAGTCTGGAAGTTGTACGGTCTTGAGTATCCTGTCTTCTGCCTGCGTAATGATGACCGGCAAATTGCTGACAAAGGTTGTCTCGGTAGTCTCTAAGTAATCTTGCAGCGCAGCCTTAAGCGTTGTAAATGTCCAAGCCATAACTTATTTGCCTTTCAAGAAAGCTACTGACTGTTTAATAAGAGCGCCCTTGGTCTCCCTGCGATCTAGCTCTAGCCCATGTTTACGCATTTCTTTTTCCAGCTCTGCTTTGGTTAGAAGCTCAAGCTCAACCTTAGAGGGTATCTTTAGTTTAGCTGCTTTCTTTTCAGTGGCCCCTTTTTTAGTAAGCGAGTCCAAAAACTTCACTTTTTTCTTCTTAGGGGCGGCAACAGGCTGCATCTCAGCCAATCTTTTTTCTGCTTGCGGTTTAGTCATTGAGTCAAAAACAACAATGTCATATTCGCCGTACTCACCGTACTCACCGTCTTTGTATTTAGAGCCTATCTGATATACAGGCTCCCCTGAAGAAAAATTCCCGTTTTGAAAAACTTCTAACTTTGCCATGACAAATGTTCTCCTTAGCTTGTTGTTACCGTCACCTTGCCTGACTTTGCCTCGACATCCAGACCAACCGTCACACTGCCGAAGGCTATGTCACCACCCCCTACAGGGTTCCAAGCAAAAAGTTCTCTGCTCTCGGCCTGAGATCTATCGGGTCTCGGGTCTCTCACGGGTCTGGGGTCATCAACCTTAACCTTGCCCAACTGCAACTGGGGTTGGTCACGGTCAACAACATCTTTCCCGACTCGAAAGCCGGTGGGTCTTTGGTTGACAATTTCCGGCACAAGGTCTTTCAGCTTGTACCTGAAGCCGGTCATGTCGCAAATACCGTAGGCGTGGTTCCCTCTAGCAAATCGACTCAAAACTGATAACCTCCCGGCGATATAAAGAGAGAAGCCTTGTTTCTGTCGCTCTCCGCAGCGAGAATAAATTGCTCATCGTAATCCGCTTTAAGCATCTGCGCCCTAGCCGTAGATTCTGGGTACTTCAAGCTAATCTGATAGGCAAGACCGGAAACTAGGGGGGGTAAAAATCTGGCAGGGACATCCATGTTGTTGGATGCGGGGCTGCCGGTGTCTTCTATCTTCTGCATGTAGTAATACGCAAAGGTGTATGTCTCTTGGCCGTCTGGGGCAGGCCAAAGATGAACAATAATTCCGTCTGGATTTTTTTCAACGTAATACTGAAGGGGCTTGCTTTGAGTCAGTTTGTTAGAAAGTTGTGAGTAATCACTGATAGAAATTCTGGTCATTGACTGATCAAATTGGCTCGCAACGCTCCCAGCATCTGTCCTGATAGATGCATCTACAATATCCAAAACATCAGCGCCAAGAGAATAGGCAGTTGTCCCCGCAGTCAAAGCTTGCGTTGTATTTCTAACCGTCCAAAGAATAAGCCCCCGGTTTTGCCATTCAAGCATCAACAGGTTTAAGCTTCTTCTTGCTGTCCGGTAATCGTAGCCACTCCTGAGTTCTGTGCCCGCCCTCTCAAAAGCCTCTTCCATTACATCAGCAAGATCAAGGTCAAACGTATATGTGCCGCTCGTTGCCATCTACTTTTCCTCTTTCCTTGCCTCCGCCGTAACTCTACTCGTAACTCTTCGATACCTGCATAACGATGTTATACACATCCCCGCTAGTATGGCCCACGGTAGTGAACTGTACGTCACCCGTCTTGCCGGAACCCGCGTTATTGGGAATGCCGGTAAAGTCAGTAAAATCTATTTCATCTGACCAGTCAGCGTTAAGCTGCCAAGCAAGCACATCAGTCGTGGCATCGAAAAATATCTTCACTCCCATACCGATAGTGGAGTAATAGATCTTTTGTATCGTTACGCCAGAGCAAGCAGCACCAGACATCGGGTCGCTTGATAAGCCAGAAACATCTATCTTGGTTACTGCGCTTTCACCCGTGCCATCACTGACATTGGTAAAGCGAAATATAGCGGTCTTACCGCCATCTTGAATTGTTTGTGTGGCTACTGCGTCAGCCATTTGTACACCTCGCTCCCATAGGGTTGTATGCAACAGAACAGCGGCTGCGAGAAACCCGCAACCAACCATTCAATTTACGGTTTAAGCAATCGTTGCTATCGGGGAAGCAAGTGCCTCTGCCTTCCAAGTTGAGTTGGTTGCATCATCTGCAACACAAGTCAAAGAAACTCTGGAATTAACAACTGTAGAGTTAACCAATGTCAGGGTATCCCCAGCGACATCACTTGCAGGATTAGCAGCGGTGCCGCCCATCAAAGAAAGTGCGCCATAGAAATTAGAAACCGCAGACCCCGGCAAAACAAAGGTTACCGTTGTACCGCTACCCACCGCTGTCGTTACCAAGAACTCGTAAGTAGTTCCCACATTAGCGGTAGCCAGTGCTGGCATATTGACAACAATGTTCCCGGTGCCGTCAACATTAAACAGCGTGCCGGATTGGTCAATGGTTAGCGTAGTCGTTACCGCGCCGCCCGTGTTAAGCGTTGCGTTGTCTACCGTGATTCGGAAGTTAGGGCGTGTATCGTAAACAGCCTCTACAGTAATTGCTCCTGTAGTGGAGTTTTTTGTAATAGATTTGAATCCATTCTCGGAACGTACTGCCCCGGTAAAGGTTGAATTAGCCATTGTGTTCTCCTGTCGAGGCTAGTGTCTGAGGTTTCACATGAAACACTCAGTCAGGATAAAAACAAAAGGGGGGCAAAGCCCCCCAAGTGTTTAGCTTGAGCCGGGAGATCCGTAGATTCCCAGAGGATCGGATACGCCGAAGCTGTAACGTTCTCGCGCCTTGTAGCGCACGTTACCCGTATCGAAGTCACCGTCCATTGAAGTTTCCAGCGAAGTACGCTCGAAGTGCTTCAACCCGTTAGGTATATCAGTGATGATATAGAAGGCGTTTGTATCAGTCAGATAGTGATTAACCGCATACCCTTCAGGGATTGCTCCCATGTTGCGGATAGCGTTGATATCGTTATCTGAAGTTGACACTCGCTGTGCTGTTTCAAGCAGTCGATCTGCTGTAAACATCAAGGCGGGTGGCACGATCAAACGTCTTGGCCTAGCAGCGATCAGCAAACCTCTTTCATCGGTGAAGGCAGCAATATCAATAATTGCGTTCTCCAGAGATGTTTCGTTGAGGTCAGCCGCCGTTGAAGGACGGTTGTCGTTTGTACCACCTGAAACGAGAGGGTGGCCACCGCCGCCGGTTACACCGTCACCACTTGCTGTAAACAAGTTAACACCATCACCTGATTGGTAGGAGTTGGTGAAACCGTTGTTCAGCGGGTTGACGGATTTAACCTGCTTAGTGTAAGCCATTGCCCGTGCCAGAGCCTTTGTATAACGAGCAGACAAAGAATCATACAAATTATCCTCTAGTGCCTCCTCAGTTATTGCAAAACCCATAGCAATCGTTTCATGGTTGTATCGTGCCGTGAAGGACTCTTGCGCTGAATCATAAGAGATTGCAGAACCTTCATTCTTCACAGGGGCGGCAGCAAAGCCACTAAGCTTCACTTCCTCCTCAAAAGAACGATCAGAGCTTTCGGTCTCATAAATGAGATCGTGCTCATCGTCGTACTTTTCATACTCCAAACCAAACAAGGCGTTAAGCCCCGGCAGTAGTTCTTTTAACGTTTGTGCTCGTGAAATAGCCATTGATTATACTCCGAGCTTGGTTTCGTACGCATGGCTCAAAGGCAGATAGGTCACAAGACAGTCAGTGTAGGCATCGCCTACCGTACTGCTTGGGCCATCTACGAATTCAATAATGCGCAGTGGAAGTGTGTTTGTCGTAGCAATAGAACTTGCGTCAAGCGCGTTCTTGCTACGTCCGATTGAAGTTGATCCTGCCGTGCTAACTGCTGAGACGTTGTTGCCAAGCCCCGTTTGGGCAATAGCTGCATCACCTTGCATTTTTAGCACTATCTTAGGATCGTCAACAACATACGCCATAATATCCGAAGCCGTTGTAGAGGCAGGATATTGCTGGTTGAATGTTAATTGACTTGTAGATGGGTCAGTGTAGGAACATCCCACAAAGATACCAACCGTACCAGCAACAACAGCAGTTGTTACTACGGCTTTTTCAACCGTGCCAGCCGCAACTAGCTTGACGAAATCGCCGTAGAAAATAGCAGTGCCGTAAGCACTAGCAATCTTCATGTGTCTAACTTTTCCGGAGTACGAACCACTAGCACTTAGCGTGTTAACAGGTTCCGCTCCATTTGGGGTAGCAGAAGTAGCCATATGTATGACCTCCTATGTTAAGAAACCACCCCACCCAAGGGTTAGTTTCTTCCGAACGTTGTCCTCGTGCTTCTCTCAGGATCTAAGAGCGGCATGCGAGGGTCATTTTCTCTAAGATAGTTGTTGTCAACAGACTCCATCTGGTTGTCGGCTACCTGCTGGAAGTGCCTAGATCTTGCTCGCATCTTCCCTTCTGGTGCTTTGCATAAAAGCAAACCGCCAACTTCAACGTTGCCCTTGAAGCTAGAACCCATATCAGACTCCAGCATGAGTTCGGGGTGGTCGTCAGCCCTTACAGGCTCCCAGCCTTCCCGAAACATTCTGGACGTATGTGTCCCATCTGATTGGCCTAGAATACTTGTCCTGACCCAACGAAAGACCCAGCCATCTTGCGGGGTCGGATCGGGTATTACAGAAGCAGGACTCCAAGAATCACTTGGCCTGACATCACTATCTCTTTCTTGTATATCTCTAGGGGTGCGCTCTTTAGTCATTGGTAATCTCCCAATTAAACATATTTGGCATATTGCTCGTCCGTTAACCCCAACCTCTTAGCGAGAGAGCGTTGAGATGGCGAAAGCTTCACTGTGCGAGGTTTGGCCCCATTATTTCTAGTTGTGGGGGCCACCACCATCGAAGGTTGACTAGCAGTCGAAGCTCGCTCTTGCTGGGAATTCCCAACCTGCCAATCATAATCTGGAAACGCTTTTCTAACCGTTTCATCAATCTGTCTGAAATATTCAGAAGAATTAGGTTTTACGCCCTGATTCACTAACTCTGCATGCTTACCATAAGCAAGCGAGGTCATCGCCTCATGGCCTGATGCCATGAACCAAGGGTTTCCCGCTGCCCACTCCTGTGTCTCAGGGTCGGGTTGTTTCGGTTGTTGTTGTCTAAGCTGCTGGATCTGCTGTTGTTGTTGATTTGCAGCACTCTGGGCAGCCCAAGCATTGTATTCTTGCTGCTTCGCCTGTTGATTTTCAGCATTCTGGGCATAACGATCAGCTTCAGTTAGCTCTGTTGTTGCCTTGTTTAATGCTTGCTGGGCGTCAACCACATTATCTGTGTTGCCTTCCTCGTAAGCTTGCCTGTACTGCTCTTTTGCTTGTTCAACAGACATCGAGGCGCGTTCTTTAATTTGACCGATCAAGGCTTGCTCACCTCGACCTATCAGGGATTCATACTCCCTGTTCTTTTCTGCGATTTGCTGGGCGACACGATAAGCTTCGTCCCGCTCCGCGAACGCAGAGTCTCTTTTACGCCTCTCTTCATGAGAGTCGTATTTAAGCTTGTTAATCCTTCTCTGGACTCTTTTGCTGTACCCAGACAGTTCCTCGTCAGTCAGTTCTCCGCCTTCTGCCTCTGATGCAGCCTCAACAGCTCCACCCCCAGCATCTTCAACAAGTTCTTCCTGCTGACCGCCTATCTTGGTGCGTACACCAAAGAACCTATCCTCATCGGACATTCTCTCTTCATCTACCTTTTGTTCACTCATGCCTTAACAATCCCCCTCGGATCTTCAATAACAGCTTCAACGCTGTCGTCATTGATCAACCTGAACTCTTTTCCGTGGACTTTAAACCTTGTGCCGCTGTAAGAGCGCATCAAGATCCAATCCCCTTTAGAGCAGAAAGGCCCAGATGGAAATCTTCTCTCATCGTTATAGCAGTCTGGCCCCATTTTGAGGACAAACCCAACGATAGATCCGATCTCTTCTTCGTAGAGAGTCGTGTTAGATTTGAGGATGCCGCCATCGAATTCCTTTTCAGGGTCTGGTAGCGCAATCAGAACTTTATAGCCTTTCGGCTCCGGCAACTGATTTGCCTTGCGAGGATCTATTGCCTCGATTTCTTTTGCTAATGCTTCCATTAGGCTTTCCTTTGCACTGGAAAAAGCGTCCAGAGTCGCTTGCACCGCCTATGCGGCGTTATGATTCTTCGTATTTAGCTTGTAGGTCGAGCATTTCTCGCTCCGTTATTGCTAACCCTTCAATAATACCACAGCATTTTGAATACTCTTCAAAGTTTTTGCAACCCCCACCGCTAATATGATCGGCGTGTTCGTTCATCTGCGCCCTGATGATTTTCCGAATATGCTCAAACAGGTTGTTCTCAGAGAAGCTACTCACCCATAATATCCTTCATGATCTGGACACCCAGCTTCGCGCCCTCGACTTGTTCCTTGGAGGCGATGCGTTTGCTTTCCAGTTGCCCTTGGTCGTTGTCTTCAGAGATCCTGACCGCCAATTTGGCTTGCTCAAGCTGCATCTCCTGAGTAAGTTTCTCTTGGTCGAAGCTTGCCTTAGCCATCGCCTTCTGGGCATCAAGCTGCATCCTCGCCTGCTCCATCATCATCTTGCCCTGTGCTTCCATCTCTTTAAGCTGCAACTCTCGTTGCTGCATCTGCACCACAGGGTCTTCCATCATCTGCTCGTTTTGCTGCATTTGCTGTTCTTGTTGGTGCTTACCCAACAACTGAGCTGCTGCGGGTGCCGTAAGTTGCGCTATCCTGTACTCGATGTCTTCCGGTAACGCTTCTCCCGGTATTGGTAGCTTGGTGCCAAGCTCTTTCTCGACCTCTTGACGGTACTGGAAGGCAACGTGCTCCTGCACATGAGCAAAGAATACCCCCTGAATCATGCCTGCATCGGGGGCTTGTGACAGCAATTCCCGCATCTTGGGGTCTTCCATAGCCGACATGTGAACCTGTATGTGGGCTTCATGATCCTGATAAATGAACGCCTTCACCGGATCACCGGTAACAATGTTCATATTCTCGGAAACAGGGTCTGTCGGCACTATATCCTCGTTTGTCGGGACAATCTTAGCTGCATCCCGAATATTCAGCACTTCCAGCATCTGCCGGTGCAATAATGGCAGGTCATACAACTGCGGAGCCTGTACAGATAGCTGTAATGCCGCCTGATATTGCATAATCCGCTGGGCCATTGTGCCCGAATTAGGGTCAGAGACCGGAATAATGTCAATTCTGTCGTCAAAATCCTCTGAAACAGGAATTTCGCTGTCCATGACGTAGGGATACGCCTCTGGGCCGTGATCTCGCACCAGATTCGCCAATAATTTCAATTCTGCCCGCATTGATGCGTGTAATCTGGCCTGAATCGCGCTCATGACCTTCATTGACCGCTCTAAGATCGCCAAAGTGGTGCCAACCGGCGCTTCTGCGTTCATATCCGCGACCTTTACGTCAGCGGCAGAGGCAAATCTCCGGCCCTCATCGACAATGTTGCCCAAAAGTTGGTACAGAACACTGCTCGGCTCCTTATACGGGAGGAAGCTGATGTTTTCCTTGATGCTGCCGCCGGGGACATCCACATCTCGGAACTCTCCGGGCATGATTGGTGTGTCATCACCCTTGATTCGCAGACCTCTGGCCTTCAAACCGCCCGGAAGGTTGGACAAGGTGCCCGCATCGACCAGTTGCCGGAGCAATGAGGTCGCAGACTTGGCTAATCCGCCGATCATATGGATTAACCCGAAGCCATAGAAGCCCAATCCGGGGATGTACTGGTAGTGAACGAAGTGTTCCCGCTTGTTTTTAAAGGAATCTTCTTCGTACCAGTTGCGCCTGACCGATAAAATGGAACCTGATGACAGGTCAATGGTAACCACATAGGGCAAACTGATCCCTGTCGGCTCACCGTCCTGTGTATCTTCAAAGCCGGGGAGGTCTAAATCGACCAGCATCTCCAGCAGGGTGTACCTTGAGTCAGCTTCATAGCTGCCGTTGTCGCCGGTTAGCTCGCTGTACTTCTCCTTGACCTTGTCTGGGTCAGAGGATGCCGAACCCAAGTCGATGTCCAGATAGAACCCTGAGACCTGAAGCTTCCGAATATCGTTCGGACTCTTCTTCATCACATGGGTGGCGCGTTCACAGGTTGCCAGATCGGATGCCCCGTAGCTGACAACGAAATCTTCCGCAGGGACAAACATACTGCACGGTCTGCCCATCGTGGGATCAAAATAAACCTTCCTGAAGGCAGAGCCAGCCAAGGGCAGAGAGAACAGCATCCGTTCCGTTTCGGTGCGGTACTCTGTCATTTTCTCTGTGACGAGATAATTCAGGTAGTCCTGTACTCGGTGGGACTGTTTTTCCTTCTCGGCATCAATGACACCGACAATGTTGGTTCTCACGGGGCCGCTGGCAGGGAACAGCTCCTGTATCGCCTGAGACTGGAACCGGATCACTGCCTCGGTTAACAGCGGGTGGAACACACCGCAGGCACCATCCCACGGGGTTGTCCTGTCTTCATTCTTAAGGCCAAGGAGTTCAAGGCCGTCGATATAGGATCTTTCCCAATCCGAACGGCTTTCCTTGTCGGTCTTGTAATGCCCCACTAATTCAGATGACAGCGAGGTAAGCTCTCTGGGATCTAGGAACTCTGCCAGATTAGCGTTGTGGTCAGCGCCTTCTACTTCATCGGATTCAGGGCCGAATGCAATTAAGATGCCGCCGTCCTCTGTTTCGATAGAAACCGATTCCGGGTTTTCTATCTCAATCTCTACCTCGCCCATGTCCTGTCCGACAGGGGTGGGTGTTCTTAGGGCGCGATCAATAGCCATTTAGCCATTCTTCCTGAAATACTGGGTTCTTGCTGCGCCAGAGCCTCTGGCAACGGTCTTCTTGGGGATGGGCGCTCCGCTGGAAAGGAAAACCCCACCGCCTTTCTTGTAGCCTTTTACTTTTTTAGACTTCTTCGGTTTCTTCTTAGTGCTATCGTAGAATGAAGGCATAGCCTTGCTCCTTGTAATATGTCCTAAATTAAACCCACTCGACCGCCAGCCCTGAAAGAGCTGGGCATGAATATCTTACCTGTGCCGGGAGTTGTGGTTGGCTCCATTGCCTGTGCCGTTGACGGCAGGGCACTTAAAAGTGAAGGCGGAACGCCCCCCTGCTTTAACACCATTTCACGAATTTGTGCTTGTACTGGGAGGGGAAGCTCTCTCCATCCCGGTATTTGTTGCTCTAACCTGAGTTCAAGGTCGCTAGATCCGTAAGACCCGTAAGCCTCGGGGCGATCCTCCAAAATTTCCGGGGTTGGCGGGGGCGGGATTGACATCCTTTCCGTAAACTTTGT